GATGGACCTCCATGTATAGAAATACTAGCAGCCAATAAAATTGGTACGAATAGAAACTTAGCTTTGTTTCATTATGCTGTCTTTGCTAAAAAGAAATGGAAAGACTGGAAAGAAAAGATATCTTCTTTTCATAAAGATTATATGATTGGAGATCTAGAACAAAATGAAATTGATACGATTAAAAATCAACATGAAAAACAAGACTGGGGATTTCTTTGCAAAGAAGAACCTATGTGCAGTCATTGCGACAAAGATTTATGTAGAAAAAGAAAATTTGGTATAGGTAATGAAGCTACGTTTCCAGAACTAAGTGATCTCCAGGAAGTTAAATTAGAAGAACCTTATTACTATCTTAACGTTGATGGTAAACGATTAAGATTAGATAGCGCAAAACATTTAAGACAACAATCTTTGTTTGAAGAAGCATGTATTGCTGGAGTAGGAATGCTTCCGCCTACATTAAAAACAAAAGACTGGAAAGCTTTAATTAATGCTTTGTTAGCAGGCAGAGAAGAAATAGAAGCACCTGAAGGAATGAAAACAGTTGATCAATTAAAAGAACATTTAGAAGATTATTGTAGTGATAGACGTCAAACTAAACGTAAAGAAGACATAGATCTAGGAAATGTATGGAGTGATGAATCTTTTAACTATTTTAAATTTAGACATTTTTACTATGATCATTTACAAAGAAGAAGATGGTCTCATGATTATCAAAAGACTTCATCCTGGATGAAAGAATGGTTTGATGCTAAAAGTAAAGTCTTAGAAGTGGGAGCTAAAGAAAATAAAAAGAGTATTAGAGTTATGTATGTAACTAAAATTATAAAACAAAAAACAGATTTTAAATCACCGGGATATAAAACAGAGGTTCCTTACTAATGATTGGCGAACAACTATCTTTATTTGAAAAAGATGAATCAGAAACAAGAATGAAAGATATTGATTCAGTGGATCTTCAAACACTTCCTGATGACCCCATGAGAATAAAATACGGAGATACATCTAAGAAAGTAATACAATATAAAGATCTTCCTCAAGAAACTTACTATATATTTAAAACAAATGGAATTAACAGATATAAAGAAGAACAGGGAAGCTTATTTCCTTATGTGCAAAATAAAAAAACTGGGAAAGTTTTAAGCTGTAGCTCAACTCAAACTGATCTTTATCCTAAAGTAAATTTAGGTGGTTATTTTATTGCTCGTATGCATCGGTTGGTTCTTCTAGCTTTTGCTATTCTTCCTAAAAATTTTAATGTTATTAGTGGATCTGATTTTTGGGTTGCTAATCATAAGGATGGAGACATTACTAACTATAAACTTTCTAACTTAAATTGGAAAACACAAAAACAAAACTGCGTTGCAGGAAAAAATAGTAACGACAGCAAGACTGTTCAAAAAAAGATTAATGAGTTTTTTTCATGAAGACAATTATATTAGGACCACCAGGTACAGGTAAAACAGAAACATTATTAAACGAAGTAGAAACTCGTTTAAAGAGTAGTGATCCTGATAAGATTGGTTACTTTGCATTTACCCAGAAAGCGGCTCATGAAGCCAGGGACCGCGCAATTAAAAAATTTAATTTTAGCGAAGACGATCTTCCTTATTTTAGAACATTACATTCATTAGCTTTTAGACAACTAGGTTTAAAAAAAGAAAACGTAATGCAACCTCATCACTACAAAGAATTAGGTTCTTCTTTAAAAGTACCATTTTCTATTTCGGTAAATAACAATGATGAAAGTGGTGGCTTCTTAAGTTCAAATAGTCCTGAACTTAATATTATAAACGCAGCTAAACATAAACAGATTACTACACTGCAGCAGTATGATTTAGGTGAACACATTTCTGATGTATCTAGAGAAAAGGTCGAGATTTTATCAAATGAATTAGAAACATACAAGAAAGAAAAACATTTAATAGACTACAATGATATGATTACACAATTTATTAAAAGCGATAAGTGTCCAAGCTTTGATGTAACATTTATAGATGAAGCTCAAGATTTATCTAAAGTGCAATGGTCCATGACAGATAAAGTATTTAAAAATACCGGAGATTCTTTTATTGCTGGTGATGATGACCAAGCTATATTTAGATGGGCCGGTGCAGATGTTGACTCTTTTATTGCATTAGATGGTAAAATAAATCAATTAATTCAATCAGTTAGAGTACCTAGAAAAATACATAAATTAGCGGCAAACATTGTAAGCCGTATTACAAATAGAATCAATAAGAATTGGCTGCCTTCTACACGAGAAGGAAACATAAGATGGTATGATAATTTTGAAGATATAAATTTAAAAGAAGGTAAATGGTTAGTATTAACAAGAACAAACAATCAATTACTTCCTCTTGAAGATTGCTTACATACCGATGGTATGTATTTTAAAAGTCGAAAGAAAAAAAATTATGAAGCTGATTTATATTCTGTAGCAATGGATTGGGAAAGATTAAGAAAAGGTTCTTTATTAGATTATAAAAAGTGTTATGAAATTTTCAGTCACATGAGTCCAAGAGTTCTAGACAAGATGGCTATTCAAGGAATGGCAAAAGAAGGTTTTTATAGTTTAGAACAATTACAAAAGGACTTTGGTTTATCGACTGGGAAAGTATGGTACGAAGCTTTAGATGACGCACCATGGCGTCGTGTAGAATATATTCGTTCTATGCGTAGTAATGGAGAAAAGTTAAATGAAGATCCAAGAATAAATTTGTCCACAATTCATGGTGCAAAAGGAGGAGAATGTGATAATGTAGTTTTATTGACCGATCTTACAAGAAACACGCAGAAAGGATATGATAAAAATCCTGACGACGAAGAAAGACTGTTCTACGTAGGAGCAACACGAACCAAACAGACCTTACATATTGTAAGTTCTAAAGATAATTATAAAGGATATAAAATATGAGTGTATATGAAAAACAAATAGGTGGATCTCACTATAAGAAAATGAAGATCCAGCCAAGTACATTTGTTCACGAGAACAAAATGTTATTTGCAGAAGGCAATGTAATTAAATACATTTGTCGTCATCCATTTAAAGATGGAAGACAAGACATAGAAAAAGCAATTCACTACTGTGAAATGATATTGGAAAGAGATTACAAAAGAATTCCAATGACAGAAGAAGAGGAATACCGCAACGCTGGTATTTCTAAAGAAGATGCAGAAAGAACTTACCCCCCAAAAAATTCTTGGGGAATGATTAAACCAGCTAAGACCACACAAAAAGAATGGGTCGAAGGCTATAAAGCATGGAAGGAATCACAATGAGTCTTCAACCCCCACTATGGCAACCACAAACTGAGTGGCTACCTCCAGAAGAGTTTCCAGACTTATCAAAATATAAAGAAATTGCTATCGATTTGGAAACCAAGGATCCAGACCTTATTAAGATGGGTTCGGGTTCTCTTACGGGCAATGGACATATTACTGGCATAGCGGTGGCCGTAGAAGGCTGGTCAGGTTATTATCCGATAGGTCATGAAGGCGGTGGCAACATGGACAAAGATCGTGTTATTTCTTGGTTTAAAGATGTTCTGAGAACTGATTCAACTAAAATATTTCACAATGCTATGTATGATATTTCCTGGATCATGACTCTTGGTGTACCTGAAATAAATGGAACTGTTGTCGATACCATGATTGCAACAGCTATCATTAATGAAAATAGATTACGTTATGATTTAAATTCTTGTTCAAGAGAATATATAGGAACAGGAAAAAATGAAGCTGTCCTTTATGAAACAGCAAAAGCATGGGGTATTGATCCCAAAGCTGAGATGTATAAACTTCCAGCTATTTATGTAGGAGCTTATGCAGAAAAAGATGCAGAGATTACTTTAAAACTTTGGACCTATCTTAAACAAGAGATAATGAATCAGGATCTTGAAGCAATCTTTACATTAGAAACTGATTTGTTTCCTTGCCTGGTTGCAATGAGACATAAAGGTGTGAGAGTTGATGAAGAGTTGGCTCACAAACATAAAAAAGATTTATTAGAAAAAGAAAACAAGCTCTTGCATAAAGTCAAGCAAGAAACAGGTGTTGATGTACAAATTTGGGCGGCAAGAAGTATAGCACAAGTCTTTGATAAGTTAAAGTTACATTATGACAGAACTGAAAAAACTCAAGCACCTTCGTTTACTAAAAACTTTTTAGCAAATCACCCACATAAAGTGGTAAAACATATTGCTAATGCAAGAGAAATAAATAAAGCACACACAACTTTTATTGACACAATACTAAAACATGCTTACAATGGCCGGATTTATTCTGAAATAAATCAATTACGATCTGACAATGGCGGAACCGTCACGGGAAGATTTTCTTATTCACATCCAAACTTACAACAAATTCCAGCACGTAATAAAGAACTAGGTCCTATGATTCGTTCTTTGTTTTTACCTGATGAAGGACACACATGGGGTTGCTTTGATTACTCTCAGCAAGAACCAAGACTCGTTGTGCATTACGCAGCATTACAAAACATGTATGGAGTAAATGAAGTAGTGGAAGCATACAAAGAAGGTGATGCAGATTTTCACAACATTGTAGCTGAAATGGCGGACATACCTAGAACTCAAGCAAAAACCATTAATCTTGGTTTGTTTTATGGAATGGGAAAAAATAAATTACAAGCAGAACTTGGAGTATCTAAAGACAGAGCTGATGAATTATTTAAAAAATATCATCAACACGTTCCGTTTGTAAAACAACTTATGCAAGCTGTCATGCAGCGTGCTCAAGAATCCGGAAAGATAAGAACACTCTTGGGTCGCGGTTGTCGGTTCCATTTATGGGAACCCGCAAGCTTCGGGATACATAAAGCATTACCACACGAAGCAGCGTTAGCGGAACACGGACCGGGGATTAAAAGAGCCTACACATACAAAGCTTTAAACAAATTAATACAAGGATCAGCGGCGGATATGACTAAAAAAGCTATGTTAAATCTCTTTAGAGAAGGTATTATACCACATATTCAAGTACATGATGAGTTGGATATTTCGGTAAAAGATGATAAACAGGCTAAACGTATAATAGAAATAATGGAATCTGCGGTTGATTTAGAAGTACCAAATAAGGTAGACTACGAATCTGGTACAAACTGGGGAAACATTAAAAAACATAAATGGAGTTAGTATGAAAATATTAGATCAAGTAGAACACTTATGGACAGAGCATAAAAAATTAGTGATCGGTGTCGTAATTGTTATAATTATTTTAGCAATAGCATAATAGGATTTTATGTTGAATGGCTTATCTCAACGCAAACATACCTGTGACGTATGCACAGATCAGGAGAGAGTATCTTTATGACCTTAAAAAACATCATGGAGAAGTCGAAGACTGTATTGTCTTTGGTATGGCATCGATTACAGGGCGTCCAATACTCTTTCATGCAATTATGGAAAATGGTGCTGTCTTCTATCGTCTTCCGATTTCTGCCTTTATCCAGCGAGGCTTTGATGTCAAAGAAGTTCCTCGGCCTAGACTTGACGAGCTGGAGCTTTGGAATTGTTTTAGTTACTATCCTGCTGTTACTTCTTTCGATATTCTAGACGGCCAACACGGTAAAT